ATGTGATCGCACAATGGGACGCTCTGCCAAACTACGTAGGTGACGCAAGTATCCTACCTCTAGTTGACGTAAGTGGTTCTATGACCTGCTCAGCAGGTAAGAACACACAAGTGCGTTGTTTGGACGTTGCAGTTAGCCTGGGCTTGTACTTAGCAGACAAGAACAAGGGCGTGTTCAAGGACACATTCTTGACTTTCTCAAGCAAGCCACAACTTGTTACTCTAAAGGGTAACATTGTTGACAAGGTAACCCAAATGTCTAAGAGCGACTGGGAAATGAGCACTAACTTGCATGCCGCTATGGACAAGATCCTAAGCGTTGCAGTTAAGAACTCTGTACCAGCAAGTGACATGCCAAAGATGTTGCTAATCTTGTCAGACATGCAGTTCAACCAATGCGCCCGTTTCGACGACAGCGCAATGGAAATGATCGAACGTAAGTTCGAAGCCGCTGGCTACAGCATGCCACAGATTGTTTTCTGGAACCTAAACAGTTCAGACAACGTGCCTGTTAAGTCAGACAAGAGTGGTGCTGCATTGGTAAGTGGATTTAGTCCATCAATCATGACTAGCTTGCTAGCCGCTGATTTGGATCAATTCACTCCAGAAGGTATAATGCTTAAGACTGTAATGGTCCCACGCTATGACCTGTAAACAAGTGTTGTAAACATACAACACTTTTTGGTAGGGCCTTCGGGCCCTATTTTTTTAAGTTGACGCAACCAAAATTTGGTGCTATAATTATGACATGATAGAAGTAAAAAGCAAAACAAAAACAAAAGAATTTGAAACACTAGCCCTAGCAATGGCATGGGCAAAAGAGTTAGGCGAGTTTGTTACTATTAAGATTAATGGTATGGAACTTGTAGGTAAGTTTGGTGCAGACAGCGTTATTGACGGCAAGTGTCCAGATGGTGCTGACTATACTTGGAAAAAACGGAGAATCTAAAATGCAAATATCGAGATCAGAACAAGCGCAAATAAAAAGATATAATTTAGAACAAGTCCGCTTACAAGAAAAACGTGAAGACGACTATCGTAAACTTATTGAAAAACGAAAACTTGATGAAATTGTTGCAGAACGAATAGCAAGAAATATTCGTTTAGATTTGGACAAAGGTCGAAACATTGACATAGAATGTTAAAGGAGGCATTATGCCGTGGATTCAAAATTGTGCGGCAGATGATATTCCAAAAGGATTCCATGTCGCAGTAGGTGAGAATAGTATGTTGATCCAAATTGCTGATCCGGCAAGTTGGTTCCCTAAACCAAAACATCAATTCAAAGAAGTTCATCAGTTTGAATTTCTTGATGTAGAGGAAAAGGATGAAGTATTAGAGGAAGCAATGAAATGTAGTCAAGACCAAGCAAATCAACTTGTGGGTCTTTTGCAATATGCTTTAGCTAATCGCATGGATGTTATTGTTCATTGCTTTGCAGGTATTTGCAGGTCGGGTGCGGTTTGTGAAGTAGGTGTGATGATGGGATTTCAGGATACAGAAAGATTCCGTAGTCCTAACTTGCTAGTCAAGCATCGCATGATGAAAGCATTGGGGTGGACATACGATGAAAACGAAAAGCCGAACATAGATGATTGGCGAACTTTTAGAAACGATTTTTAAGAAAGGAGGGCAATATGCCTAGCGTATTTTTAGTTAGCGACACGCACTTTGGTCATGCTGGTGTTTGCCGCTTCACACGTAACGATGGTGTTACAAAGTTGAGACCGTGGACCGATCCAGACGAAATGGATGAAGCTATGATCAAGGCTTGGAACGAACGGGTCAAGCCCACTGACAAGGTCTACCATTTAGGTGACGTTGTTATTAACCGCAAGGCGTTAGGAACGTTGCGTAGATTAAACGGTGACAAAGTCTTAATCCGTGGTAACCACGACATCTTCCGTGACGAGGACTACAGGCAGTACTTTAGAGAATTACGTGCATACCACGTTATGAATGGAATGATCTTAAGCCACATTCCTGTCCACCCTGAAAGTTTAGGCCGCTTTGGTGTAAACATTCACGGACACTTACACGCAAATCGTGTAAAGAAGATGCGTGGCTTTGACGTCCGTACAGGAGAAATTTTGTATAGCGATGAAAACGATCCTCGTTACCATTGCGTCTGCGTTGAGCAAACACCAGACTTTGCGCCTATTTTGTTTGAAGATGTTATCAAGAACATCGAAGCAGAAGGTGGTTCAGTAGGTTTTAAAAATGGCAATGGCCCAACAATGTAAGGAGTGGTATGCCAAAGTGTTATCAACTAATCGGTGTTCCTGCAGCAGGAAAAACTACTTGGCTTAGAAGTCAAGAGTGGATCCAAGGAATGGAATACGTTAGCACAGATCATCATGTTCACGAGTATGCTAAACAGCAAGGTAAGACTTACGAAGAAGTTTTTAAGGATTACATGCCCACAGCAGTTGACCTAATGGCGCAAGAAGTTGTTGCCGCTAGAGAAGCTGGACGTGATGTACTTTGGGATCAAACTAGCACTACCGTTAAAAGTCGTGCTCGTAAGTTTAATATGCTTCCTGATTATTGGCATATTGCTGTAGTGTTTCCAACTCCTAAGATAGCAGTATTAAAGGAAAGGTTGGCCAACCGCGTTGGTCAACCCATTCCTTGGGAAGTTGTACAAGGCATGATTGATAATTTTGAATACCCTACTAACGAAGAAGGCTTCAAAGAAATTTGGCGTGTCTAATCAAAGCACATGACACAACCGCTTGTCTGTTATATAATAGACGGACAGAAACACAAACATTGAAAGATTTTCACAATGACTTATTTTCTAAAGAACGGAAACACCTATCGTGTTTCAAAAAAAGAAGCTCTTGATATTCGAGAAACACTTCCTGCTGGCAACTATGTTGTTAAAAAGGACGAGATGACTGGACAACTGTTTCTTGAACAGATTGAACCTTTTAATATTCAAGGTAAAATTTATGGCGATACTGCGAAACGTGCTGAACGTATTCTGTATGCCTTTAACGATCGTCCTGCAGCAACCGGTGTAATGCTTACTGGTGAAAAAGGTTCAGGTAAAACTCTACTGGCCAAAATGCTGTCATTCAAAGGTTACGACAATGGTATTCCTACTATTGTAATTAATCAGCCTTGGTGCGGTGAAGTGTTTAATGCTTTTATTCAAAGCATCGAACAACCAGTAATTGTTGTATTTGACGAGTTTGAAAAAGTATATGACGAGCATGATCAAGAATCAATGCTAACATTACTTGACGGTGTATACCCAACTAAAAAGTTGTTCGTACTTACCTGTAACGACAAGTGGCGTGTAAACCAACACATGAAGAATCGTCCAGGACGTATCTTCTACAGCCTAGAGTACAAGGGACTCGAAGCAGAGTTCATTCGTGAATATTGTGAAGACAACCTTAGGGCCAAAGAACACATCGACAAGATTATCGGTATTTCTGGTACGTTTGGACAATTTAACTTTGACATGCTCAAAGCTCTTGTTGAAGAAATGAATCGTTTCAACGAAACTCCACAAGAGGCAATGTTGATGCTTAATGCCAAACCTGAGTATTCAGAAGAAAGCCGTTATAAGGTTAAGCTACTAATTAACGGTGAAGAGATGTCTGAAACCAATTTTGACGAAAGAGAATGGCAAGGTAATCCTCTTAACAAGTCAGTGAGTGTGAACTATAAAGTCATTGACAAAGACGATGAAACTGGTGACGAAGATTGGGACTGGGCGAATATTCGGTTTGAACCAAACCAACTTAAGAAAATTGATGACAACGGTAACAAATATGTTTTTGTTGCATCAAATGGTAACACCCTTGTGCTTACCAGAATCAAAGAACAAAGCTACCGTTACTGGGACGCTTTCTAAAATAGGGCCTTTGGGCCCTATTTTTTTGGACAAATTGTTGTCAATGCAGCCAAAAAAAGAACTCATTGACAGTTGACAGACTTGGGTTCGTTTGCTATAATATACACATACAGTAAACAACTAGGCACAGAAAGGCTTACAAATGATTATTAACAGCGCACCACAGAACGAAGCAGTTTTAAGCAACGTTGGCCAAATTGGCGAATTCCGTATTCGCAACTCTGCTAAAGCATTCTCTATTTTGAGTTCAGGATTGTATGCAAACAAGATCCGTGCAATCGTGCGTGAACTGTCTTGTAATGCAGTAGATAGCCATACTGCCGCAGGTAAACAAGATACTCCTTTTGATGTACACCTTCCCAACCAACTAGAGCCGTGGTTTGCTATTCGAGACTATGGTACAGGATTAAATCATGATCAAGTTACTAACATCTACACTACATATTTCGAGTCTACCAAAACTAATAGCAATGAGTTTATTGGTGCTCTCGGCCTCGGTTCTAAGTCTCCTTTTTCTTACACTGATAACTTCACTGTAACTGCTGTCAAGGATGGAAAGAAAGGTATCTATACTGCCTTTATTAACGACCAAGGTGTTCCAAGTATCGCTTTGATGATGTCAGAAGACACTACTGACCCTAGCGGTGTTGAGGTTAAATTTGCAGTCAACGACCGTTGGGACTTTGACAAGTTCCGTCAAGAAGCTCGTGAAGTTTATACTTACTTTAAACTCCGACCTGTAGTTTCAGGAGTCAGCGACTTTCAATTCCGTGATGTTGAATACGATACTAAGGACATCATCCCAGGTGTCCATAGCTACCAAAATGGCAATCGTCGTAGTGTTGCTATCATGGGCAATATTGCTTACCCTATTGAAATTCCACAAGCTGACCAATCAATTAGTGAGTTGCGTAATTTGTTGAACTGTGGTTTGGAAATGCACTTTGCTATTGGTGAATTGGACTTCCAAGCATCGCGTGAAGGCCTGTCTTACATTCCGCAAACAATTGAAAGTATCCGTAAAAAGTTGGTAGATGTTAACGCACAATTGGCTGTTCATATTGCCAAGGAAGCAGATGCTATTCCTAACTTGTGGGACCGTGCTATTCACTTGTATAAAAAATATCACAATGGGTTGTGGTCAACTGCCATTAAAAAATATGTAGCAGATACTAAACTACCTACATTTGATGACAGTCGTTACGGCGGCACAATGACTTTCAAGTTAGGTATCGAAGACCTTGCTAAGAAATATAACATTAGCATTCGCGGTTTTAACTACAGCAAAAATGCCAAGGCGTTTCCTAATCGCAAGCAGGAAACAGACCATAAACAAAAGGTTGGTGGTGGATACGATATTCTTCACTACTGGGGTATCTCTGTAGAGCATAATGTACAGTTCGTCATCAACGATACTAAAGTTGGTGCTACCGAACGTGCAAAGTTTCACTATCGCGAAACCAAACCTGACAATAGTGCTTCTGTGTTTGTCATCGAGGCTGTTGATAAAACTAAGCCAATTAATACCAAAGCCTTTTTCAAAGCAATTTGCAATCCGCCTAAGGATCGAATTTTGCAGGCTAGTGCATTGTTAAAAAAGGATCGTAAAGATTCTGGCTTGGGTAAGAATGTTACTATCCTAATCTTAGCAGAACGTGGCTCAGGCGGATACTACCGCGAACGTGAAATGGTTTGGCGTAATGCTGGTAAAGCTGATAGTTTTGACGCCGCTCAAACTTACTACTACTTGCCGTTGAGCGGCTTTGAAGTACAGAGCAACCACGGTATGGCTGACGTTAAACAGTTCTACAATGATTTGAAGGACTGCGGTTTGGACGGTATTAAGCAAACCATTTATGGTGTACGTAAAGGCGACATTGAGTTTATTCGAACTCAAAAGAACTGGGTTAATATTGAAACCCATATTGCTGCTGTTTTGAGCAAGCCAATTGACAACAAACTTGTTATGAGTTTGGTGTTGCAGGCTGTTGACAATTTTAACTTGCTCAGTTATACTGCTAATATTGTGAATAGTGTAACTAATGCTGCAAGCCCGTATACTAAATTGGTAACACAGTTCAAGGGTTTTGAAAAGATTCGTTACAGTGATTCTAGTTTAAAGCGTCTGTGTAATCGTTACGCCCCAGGTGTAACTTTTAGCCCAGAAGCACAAGTCCAAAAGTTTGTTGATGAATGTGCAACCATTAGCAAACGATATCCGTTGTTGCAGTTCTTGCGTTCTGCTCCTAACGATGAAGTTGCCGCTTACGTGAATTTAATTGACACACAGAAAGGTGTTTAAGATGAGCTATCCATATTTGATCCAAGGTAGTAATATTGTTGTCGTAATTGGTAACAAGTCACATACCATTAGCAAGACGCACATTACCTATCAAAAGGTACTGGACGCAATTAAAGCAAGTGATTGGGATTCACTGCCTGATATTATCGAACCTAAAAAGGTTGTGTTGAACTACGGCCAGGGCAATGTTAGCATCCAAGGCGAAACATTGTTTTGGAAGGGTAAGGAACTCAACACTGGCTTGTCGGTGCGTATGATTCAAATGCTTCAAGAAGGCTTTCCAATTGAGCCCATGGTTAACTTTATGGAAAACCTGTACCAAAATCCAAGCAAACGAGCAGTCACAGAACTGTATGGTTTCTTGGAAAAGTGTAATTTGCCTATCACTCCAGATGGTCACTTTCTTGCTTACAAGAAAGTTCGTGCAGACTACACAGATGTACACTCTGGTAAGTTTTGACAAGGCGTTTACTCGCCCTGTACAAGCTCACGCAAACCGTCCTATGAAAACTGGTACTAGTGCTTTTTATAAAGGCTATAGTGCAGGTTGGCAAGGCAACATCAATGCTACGGATGAGTACTACGGCAAAGAACGCTTGGACTATCGTGAAGGCTATGAAAAAGGCCAAGACGACCGTGAAAACGGTGGACAAGAGCGTTATCGCTATGTTCCAAATTTTACAGATGGCGGTGCTTGGCCTTTTCCTAAACAGTAATTAAACTAGCACATAATAGGCCCTTAGGGGCCTATTTTTTTGGCTGAAAATGCGAGTGCGGTTTTTTCCGTTTGAATAAATACTGTGTAATGGTCTACTCAGACTTAAAAGAACAACGGAGATAGCACAATGGCGCTAAGAATTAGAAGAGGCACAGATGCTCAGCGCACCGGCAAAGTTTTTGAAACCGGTGAAATAGTTTGGACAACAGACGGGCAACAACTTTGGGTTGGTGACGGAATAACCGCAGGTGGAAAACCTGTTGTAAGTGATAAAGTGGCCGGGTACGGACTTACCTACAATGCTATTAGTAAAGAATTAGAAGTTTCGGGCATTAATACAGATGATGTTGCAGAAGGTGTTAATCGTTTATATCATACTACAGAACGTTCTGTAGATGCTGTTGGCGCTGCACTTGTAGCTGGTAATAGCACTAATATTGGGATTACATTTACGTATTCTAACACTGAAGATGATGCTAATAAAATCAATGCAACAGTAACTTATCCAGTTGACAGCATTGGACTTACAGAGTTAGTACAAGATACCACTCCTGAATTAGGAGGCGACTTGGGATTAAACGGAAATGACATTTCAGGTAGCGGTAATATTAATATCACTGGTGATATCGATGCTACTGGTGATTTATCGGTTAACAGCTTAACTACTACTTCTAATATAGAAAGTAATGCTACAATAACTGCTAGTAGACTTATTCTTAATAAATCACTAGCTACATCTGGAATAACAATCGAAACAGAAACTGGTGGCGATACTGACTTTGATGTATTTTCTGTCAGTTCATTTCATAACGATACTCTCCCATCCTCAATGCTTTTTTCAAGAGCAAGAGGAACTAAAGCCAGCCCAACTACATTGCTCAACAATGATTTTATTTTCAGTCTTGGCTTCATTGGACGAACTACTAACGGAACCACTGGCGTTAGCGGATTTATCGCAGGTAGCGTAGACGGTACTGTGGGAGACGGATTACTACCTGGTAAGATATCTATTAGAACTACAAATTCAGTAGGCGTGCCGCTTGTTGGACTTGAAGTTGATAGTTCACAAAGAACAACATTCAGCGGACAAACTCGTTTTACCGATGGCACAGCAGGCGCCCCAAGTATTGCGTTCAGTACAGACGGTAGTATTGATACAGGTTTCTTTCATCCAGGCAACGGTATTGTTTGTGTATCAACAGACGGAACCGAACGTGTTCGCGTAGACAACGACGGTATGCGTGTAGCAGGTTTTATAAAAGTTGCTAACGTAAACGGCACATTGCCTGCTTCGCCTGAGGCTGGTATGATTGTACTTGACGGTACAATATTTAGAGGCTATAACGGAACTGGATGGGTACCACTAAGTGCATAGTTTCCTTAAATGACCTAGGCAAAAAGGCTGGCAACAGCCTTTTTAACTCTGTAAGGTTAGGTCTTCTATTTTTAGCACTACCAATTAATCCTGGTTTTAATTTCCACTCAGCATTAAATTTACCCATTGCATGAGCAATAATATTTGCTGCTTCTAAGATAGTTAATTCTTCATCACTACCAACATTGACTACTTGCTTGCTCACATTTGAAATTTTGATCACTGCATCAACTGCATCATTCACATAGCAAAACGAACGAGTTTCGTCTGCACCAACAAGTTCAAAATTTGCCGTTTGAATTTTATTGATAATATCTCTAACAAAATGCCCTGAGCCAGAATGTTCACTAAACACATTAAAAAATCTAATAACTAAAAAATCAATGTTACTGTTAAACAAATAGTTTTCTGCCAGTACTTTTGGTAGCATATAACTCCAACGAGGATTGTGTATGTTACTAATACTAATGTCCGTAGTTTCAGGTGTAGGAAAAATAGTTGTGCCTGCTACAACTTCACTGCTACTTGCATAGATTAATTTGCAAGCAGGATTAGATTCTGCAAATCTAAACATGGCTAGATCTAGTGTTACATTATTTCTTAGTACATCGTTTGGCTGACTATAAAAATACTTTGTACCATTTGTTGCAGCCATATGATATATGATGTCAAAGTCGTTAGTTGCCTGTGCTAGATATTCAGTTAAGTTTGCCTGTACATACAAACAATTATTTGGCACATAATCTTTAAATCTTTGATTGTTATCCACAGCCGTAACATCGTTATCCAAACTTAGTTGGTTACAAAATTCACGCCCTATTAATCCGCTGGCGCCTGTTATTAAGATTTTCTTACGGTTACTGGCCATAGTTGGTTGTCTTCTTTCATTGCTGTAAAATATGTTTGTGGAATGTTTAATTTATTAAACGTACTAATCAGAAAGTCTAAGTCCTTAGGCAAACACTTACCACCAAACGCTCGCATGTTCTCATTTACTTCTAAATAGTTCTGATCGTGATTAACTTGTAAGTAAGTGTTTAGCACAGTATTGTAATCTGCTCCAACAGCCTTGCTTAACTCGTACATGTGATTAGCAAACACAACCCTGGCTGCTGCCATGTTGTTGCTTAACATCTTAATAACTTCAGCTTCCTCTAAAGAACAAAAGATGCATTCTTCTCCTAGCAACCAAGTAGGAACTGCTTGATGGTCGCTACCTACAATAATTGGACGATTTAAACAATCTTGTTCCCAAATTCTTTCCCTTAAAAATTCAGGCATGTAATAAATTTTATCATTTATTATTTTTTCAATCATCGAGCATGTTCCAACTGGAACAGTACTTCGAATTACAATTACACAATCAGTATTAACTACTTTAAGACGTTTTATCTCGTCAATAAGTATTTGTGTACTAGCATCTGAATCTGTAGGAATACAAAAGAATACGTAATCACACACATGTAAATCTTCAATACTGGTCCCAGATAAAGTGTCATGTATTAATATCTTGCCGCTGTTATTGAGCAATCCTTTGTGTGTAGCTTTACCTACAATACCGTATCCTGCTATTCCTATTTTCATAATCATTTATCTTTTGAAGAAATATAATTTTTAAACCAACTAGAATAAGTATTACCAGTCTTGTGCTTGACTGCTATCCTATACTTTTCATCTGATGACAGTTGAGACAAAATGGCACTATCTTGTAAGATGTATGCCCAGCTACCTTGAAAAAATGTTTTGTTTCTTCTGTATAGTTCTATAGGAGTATTTTTAAAAAAACTCCAGTATTCATTTGTGTGGTGGCTATACTTATAATGTGCTATAATAAAATCAAGGGTTACGTCAAACTCATAATTAACATGCTCGTCATATTGCTCATGAGTTATGTCTCCTCGTATTAATTCATCTAACCATTTAATTCCATCAAAGGTAAATTTCAATCCTGTAGACTCTAATGGCTCAATAAATGCACTACTTAACCCCACTGCAACAAGTTGTTTGTTTCCTAAATTAACACAATGCTTTTTGTTTCTTCCGGTTACCATAGGAACTTCACGAAGTTCTGGTCTGCCAAACCCTTCTTGTTCCAAGTAATCTAAGAATTCTTCTTTAACATCGTATTCATCAGAGTAAACATATCCTATTCCAATTTCATCTTTTAATGGAATATTCCATATCCATCCATGCTTCATACCTATACAGGTTGTGTAGGCAAATCGTTTATGTTCTGGTATAGCTGTTCTATACACCAGTGCTTTGTTGTTGGGTATTAAATGTGCTATTGATTTGAAATTATCATTATAGTATTGATTTACAAATGTTCTTTTAAATCCTGTGCAATCTACTATCCAATCACAATCAATCTCGTCCACTGTAGGTACAGTTCTTCTTTCTATTGTAAGGTTATTAAATTTTTTAAACCACTTGTCTAAAAATTTAGCAAGTGTAGCTACACTAAAGTGAAAAGCAATATCATAATTTTCAATGTTATCAGAAACCCTATTATGTTCCATCATGTATGCAAGCTCAAATTTTTCTTCGATAGGTCCGCCAAACGGATGATAAAATGTTTCTTGTTTAAAGTTTTCAAATTTAATTCCTAGCTTTAAACTGCCTCCAATTTCTTCAATTATAGTTCTTAGAGGTATCCCCATATCTTTAAAAAACGATAACAGTTGGGGAACAGTTCCTTCTCCTACACCAATAGGTTGATTATTTTCAGGATATATCCAATTAATTTTATACTCGGGGTATTTTGTACAGAAATAAAGTACTGTCAAATATCCAGAAGATCCTGCACCAACAACTGCTATTGTTTTCATAACTTATCTTTATTTTCTTTAGCTTGTTTTATCATCTCTTTATATTGCGGATTAGGATGATCTTCAAGATGATTGTGATAGATATCTATTATCTGTTTTGGCGCTGTGCCATTAAACAATGTAGGTATAATACCATGTATTATACTTGATACACCTGCATAAATCAAACGAAGTCCTGCAACTATCGCCCAATACAAGTGCTTTATATAGGTAACTTTACTTGTTTCTAAGTGTTTATTAAACATTGTATGCTCTAAAGTGTTCGCGAAGAAGTTCGTTATCTATCTTAATACCATAATAAAAATTTGCTTTGTCTAAATGAACTATCTTTGTAATTTTAATTCTATTGAAATTACTTTCAATATCTTTTTTGATATCTTGTATTGTTGCATCATCTATTTCTTTCCAGCAGGCAAGATACAAACAGTGATTTAATGTATCAACAACTATGTAAGTATCAGTGTGTTGTTTATTTAAATCATTAATTGTACTTAAATTAACAGTTTCACCATTAATCCTAAACATATCTGAACGCCCACGATGTATATAATAAGCACCGTCTCTTTCAAAATAATCGTTTGTTGTAACTTCTTTATTGTATACAGGAACGGTTACTGTAAGTTTTCCGTCCGAGGAAAGACTCAATTTATAAAAATCATCATACATTAGGTAGTATCGAGAATCAATATCCCAGTTAACAGAATCTGCTTTATTAAAAAATAACGGCCCTAATGTTTCGTTAGATCCAAATATACTTGTTATACTGTTAAAGATTCCGTCACGGACTGCATGTTTGCCACTTTCTAAAATATAAGATAAGGTAATTAAATCCAGCTTAGGCCATTTTACATTTTTAGCTTTGCTAACTTCAATAAATTTATCAATCAAAAATGGATATGGAAATGACAAGTATCCTAACTCGTCTTTAAAAGGAGCAACAGAATCAACCATCTTTCCTATCGAGTCTGGATCCCAATCGTAAAACAAATGTCTATCTACCTGATCATTTGCAAGTAACGGCAATAATGTAACCGATGCACTTGCACCGTGATTAAGATTACTTACGTGTAAAGCTGTTCCTTTGTATAGTTCAGAGTTTCGAATTGAGATAGCAAAAATATACTCGTGCGTGTGTTCAATAACTTTAGGAACATCAGTTGTTCCACTGCTTGTTACTCTAAATAATATATCAGTAGGACTAGGCCGTATCTTAGATATTTGGCTTAACAACGTATTATCAATAGTAACATCGATTACATCTACTGTACTAATAGTCTTATTTGAATATTTTTTAAAAAACAAATACTTTGCATAAGCACTTCTGTCTTCTTCTATTACATTACTGGGAAAGTCGTGCAAGAAAATATCAATAGGTGCTAGCAATTTTGTTTTTGGATCATTGTATTCTGCATTTTTAAAATTATCAGTTCTGTTATAATCGACTACAACAATTTTAAGAGATAGCTCGGCCGCTGCAAAAATTATTGCAAAATAATCAACACCAATTTTTTGCAATCCAATGAGTATTGATTCGCCTGTTGTAGCCTTGTACTCATACTTTAACAAATACTTCCAATAATCTATTTTTGTTATTAAATCTTGTTTAGTATATGTTACATTATTGGAAGAACGTAGGTCAGTAAAATTAAAATTTTCACTTATAAAGTCTCTTGTTATAACCACTTTAGTTTTCCCCTAACATTTTTTCATAACTTCTAACTACAAGCTCTGCAAATGATTCTTTGTTAGTACCGTATCCAAAAGGATGTCCAATAACATGTACTCGTGATTGTTTACTAAAATTTATTACGCTGTGATAATTGCGTATATTGACAATAAAGGCTTTGCCTTCTTTAAAAGGAACAACACCATACCCTTCTACTACCATGAAGCAGTCTTTAGGATGTATCACAGCTATATTAACAGGTACTCCAAAATCTAATGAGTCGAAGTTGTTTTCGCCCGGTAATTTTCCAGGCATATCACTATGGGGTGTTATTACAGAATTTGGTTCTAATTCCATAAATCGAATTCTTCTATACTTGTTGGCAGGAAAGATATCATTCCAAAATCGTTTAACCACAGGAGATTTGTGTGCCACCTCTGTCCAATTGTACGGAACTTGTTCTTCGTCAGTATAGCCGTAGTTTGTCCATGCACCTGTTTTATCTATATCTATGCCATGAATGCAACAACTGTTCCATCCAGTATTGTTATCTTCTCTATGTGTCACAAAATACGGTGATGCTGCTTGTGCTTCTAATTGCCAGCCCGCAAGGTCAATATCAATATCAAGTTCAATCCAGCCAATGTTAGCATCATTTAAAATCCACCTAGCCTTGTCAATATTCGAAGATAGATAATTTGGTATAGGTTCAACCTTCCAAACACAATCTTTGTTATTTTTGTAGAATTCTAGGGCTGTTATCATAATAATACTTAGCTGTCAGCTGATGTTATAAGTAATATTATGACCTTGCCCAACGATAAAAGATCATTGCCTTTTGGCGGATCATTTGCCATAATGGATTTACAAATACTTAACAGTCTACCTGATTTATTGCAAGTAGATTGCGACACTTTTTGTAAAAAATATTTAGGTTGGATTACTTCATCTAAACTTAATTCATTTAACGGGCTAGAACAATTTCCTTATGCAGCTTATTCAAACGGTACAACTGAAGCGTTTGATAAATTTTACATGAAGAACAACAAACGACGATTCCGTTGTTTTAAAGGCGAATATGTATATCATCAAATAGCGTGGCGTAATTGGGATTGGAAGTTTTTGGAAGATGACACAATAGATGATAACGACGCTGTCGTTATTAGTTTGCCTTTTTCGGATACTGGGAACGAACATTCACAAATGCAACAAGTTTTGCAAACATGTTCAAATCTTAATGTGCCTGTACTAGTTGATTGCGTATACTTTGGTGTATGCTCTAATATTAATTTTAACTTTGATCATAGATGCATTACAGATATTACGTTTAGTTTGTCTAAGACATTTCCGCTTGCGTATGCTCGTGTGGGTATGCGGTTAACTAGAACAGACGATGACGATTCTCTTTTAATGTTACATAAAATAGGATATACTAATCGCATAGGTGCATCGTTAGGAGTGAAATTAATGGAACAATTTTCTCCTGATTATGTAGTAGAAAAGTATTTGCAAGAACAAATGAACTTATGTAACAGTTTAGGTGTTACACCTAGTAATACTGTATTGTTTGGAATCGACACGAACAACTCTTACCCAGAATACAACCGAGGCGGCCCTACTAATAGATTAGGTTTGTATAAGCATTTTCATGTATAAAATTATTAACTTAGAAACATTTGCTATTCCTGAAGAAGAAAAATATAATCTTTTAAAATCAGAAATAGGTAACTCAAGTACTGTATTGGGACTAATGTTGGCCGACGGATTCATACACGAAAATCCAGGGCCACTAGTTGAACGTATCAGCAAAGAGGTAGACTTGTACATTGTACCTGGAATTGCTGATACTAACACCACATATTCAAAAGTTGTTCCGTTTAATTTTTTTTTACATACTACATATCTTAGTTATAAAAATAAGGATACTTATAAGTGGAATAGTTCTGCTGATAAATTTTTATTCTTAGGTGGAGTACCAAATAGACCAAATCGTATTGGACTAATAAACAAATTTAGAAAAGCAGGACTGTTAACTAATGCAGAATGGTCGTTTTTTAAACCGTGGACTAGAGAACAAGAAAATTGGTGTAAACAGTTTGTAGGCGACGAGTATAATAATGTAATGTCATTATGTCGAGCAGTTGACTCTATATACGAATCTTCTAAACACTACGGTACTGACCCAGCGGATAACGAATGGACTAAAGATATAGGATGGCTAGATCCAGCAATTTATAACAGCACGGTACTTAGTATTATATCCGAAGGTACTAGTGATAGTGACTTATCATCAAAATATCTAACTGAAAAAACCTATCGAGTGTTTGTACAACGTCATCCATTTTTACACGCATCAAATTCAGAAATGTTTGAATACATTAAAGAGTTGGGGTTTAAAACATTTGAAGAATATATGTTAATACAAGATTATGCGTATTTGCCCACAGAAGAAGACCAATTAAATGCCATTGTTATTAACACAAAATATTTTTTACAAAACTATAAATCTAATCAATCCAAAATAGAACAAGATATAGAACATAACTACAATTTGTTCTTTACATTAGCATTAGAAAATAGTAAAATACTAGATGCTATTAAAATAAAATTTGGCATTGAGCAATCCGAAATAGACCATTGGTTTAACCAAAAAGGATTTTCACATTTAGTAAGAGCATACAGACATGCAAATATCAACACATAACCATTGGGATCCATTAGAAGAAATTATTGTTGGCCGAGCCGACAATGCTAGAGTGCCTACTGTAGATGCAAGCACTATGAGCATGAGTTATACTAACTATCCTATGGACCAAATTAAACCATTAGAAGGTCAGTATCCGCAAGCAATGATAGACGAAGCAAATGAAGATGCTGATGGACTTGCTAACACATTAAAGAACTTGGGTGTTATTGTACATAGACCTGAAGTACAAGATACAAGTGTAGAGTTCAGCACACCCAAATGGACTACCACAGGATGGTATACTTGGTGTCCACGTGATTTGTTATTGCCACTAGGCGACTTAGTAATTGAAACTCCTAGTCCGTGTCGCGCTAGATACTTTGAAACTCGTGCGTACCATAAAATAATGCTTGAAGCAATTGAAGATGGAGTCGAGTGGATCTCTGCTCCTAAGCCTATATTATCTGATGACAGTTATCAGTTTGCAGATATCAAGGGTGTCCCAAGTCTTAACAACTTAGAGCCTGTGTTCGATGCACCTAACTGTGTTAGACTAGGTAAAGACATACTGTTTCAAATTAGTAACACAGGTAATCATTGGGGACTTAAATGGTTGCGTAATGTATTAGAACGTAGAGGTTATCGTGTACATGCGGCTGAACATATCTATAGTTTTGCACACATGGACAGCACCATTGTTCCATTACGTCCAGGACTTGTATTACTAAACAGTACTCGCGTTAATCCAGATAACTGTCCTAAGTTATTTGAAAAGTGGGATAAGATTTACTTTGAAGATTGTGTAGCACAGGGAAGTAAAGTCCCAGGCGGTGTTGCACCATGCAGTCCATACATTGGTATGAACATACTTAGTGTTAATCCTAGCACTATTATTTGCGACAGCAAACAAGAACCGTTAATGCGAGTGTTAGAGAAACACGGCATTGATTGTATTCCTATACAGTTTAGACATGCTATGACATTAAGTGGCGGCTTACATTGTGCTACACTGGACCTACGCCGTAAAGGCACATTAGAGGACTACTTTCAATGAAAGGTAAAGCACAAAAGATAATTCCATTTTGGAAGGAAGCATTAAAGTCGTATGTTGCAGAACATACTACACCAATTGCTCCACATGCTGTTCCTCATGAAAATTATAAAGAGCCAACAATCATGCTGAAGCAATCGTTTAACGAGCAGTTGCCAGAATGCTGGACAAAGTTTTACGATGCGTTATATGTAGAAGAAGGTAGTGTGTGCTGGCTAACTCTTGAGCCAAGAGAAATGATACCCGTACACCGAGATGGATTCTATATGCTTAAAACTAAAAAGAATGTTCCAGTTGAAGAGTGTATACGTTATCTAGTAATGCTAGAAGACTGGGCACCTGGACATATAGTTCAGCTGGGCGACTTAGTATTAACAGATTGGAAGGCTGGAGATGTTTGGTACTTTGACAGTGAAGTAGAACATTGGGCAGCAAACTGTGGATCAACTAACTTTTATAGTTGTCAGGTTAGTACACTAAAATGAATATCATTTCATCTAATCGCAATAAAGACATTGTTTTTTGTTTTGTTGACAATACTAGGTTATATCAAAACGACTTTAGAAATTTAATCATAAATCAAGCGGATGGCGTTCTAGCAACGTTGCATTTAAAAGGTTATGATGTATTGCAATGGATTGACGAGGATGCATTGCTAGAATACGCTTCAAATTTAACTTACAAATACGCAGTTGTATTTTCTACAGGTACTGAATTTATTAACGGTAATTCTTTTTTTAATAACTTAAAAGATCTTATTAAACAAGATTTCTTTATTGCAGGACACATATTAGATAGAGGAGATGCGTATTATGAGTTACATCATCAATGTTACGTTGTTAATTTAGAATACTATAAAAAATTAGACAAGCCTAAAATAGGAAAACAGAACCTAGGATTCAAACACAAACAATGGATACCTTGGCGTAGTGGTGAAAACTGGCATGACGATTACACTCCTAAGTGGGTCAGCGTGGGTGATGATTCTAGAGAATACAGTCATCAATGCCACGGATGGAATATTCTTAGTGTAGGCTTTGAGCAAGATCTTCCAATGTTAGTATTTGACGAGAGCATACGAAATAATAAAAAACATTTTTATCCAGAAAGTCCAACAGATTTTTATAAAAATTTAAGTTGGGCGTATAACAGACTTCATTATTGCAGAGAAAATTTCATCCATACTAATAATACTGAAGAAATTAATGTTCCTGCTAAAGTGTATAAACAAATTGTAACGCCTGCAAGTGGGATATGGTTCAAAAACTATTCTAATGAACAGACTAAAATTGTAATGTACGACTATAATCAGTCTTCTTTAGATTATTGGAACAAACAATACCCGCATTATGAGTTTATACTTTGTGATTTATTGCAAGATGATAAGTTACTGTCAACTATTGATACAACTATAGAAGATACACTTATAACCTTATCGAACATATTTAATTACGAAGGCACTTATTTCTTCTACAGTTACAACTATCGTCTGCACAAAGAAACAAGTTTAATTAGTAAAATTAAAACATTGCTTCCTAATGCTCATGTTCATACAACCATGCCTGTAAAATTTACTGACGTTACGCCTACATGGCGTTTGTTATAATTACCTACAAGGTTTATCGTAAACTACTAATTTTCCACTTTCGTAGTTATCTATAGCATTGATAATTACATCGGCTACTTTTGAGTTCGATTCATCTGTACCTATGTGATTTGCTGCATGATGAAATTTAGGACCTTCGTGTCTGAAACAAGACAGAGACGGTCTTATTTCCATTCCCGAAGACCATCTATAATCGTATGTTACATTCTCTGGATCCACTGAGCGATCTGTATTGCGTTTTTGTATATTACCAAAACTCCACATATGGATAATTTTAGTTTTGCTTTCTAAAGGCTTTAGTACAGTTGTATCAAAGTGATACCAGGCCGCTTGCATCTCCCTAATAGCCTTTTCCTCATCGTGTATGTGAGTATAGTATTCCCTAGCTGCATCGTATGTTTTTCGATTGAACCAATGTATAGCATTAACAACTGGGTCTTTTCGATGCACCGGGTCTAATACCCATAGTCCTATATTTCTAATTTTTGTATTAAACAGCCTATGACAGTCGGTCCAGCAAAAGATACTTACATCTGGTAAATTGTCTTGGTGTTGCGGAAATTGATTTAATATGACATCCCAAACAGAACTTCCACCGTGTCCTAGGCAAACTATTTCAGCTTCATAATGTTTTTTGAGTTTACGTATATAAGTTTCATAACCTTTGCCCCAACTGTGAAAGTTGCTTTCCTCCATGCAAAAGCTATCGCCAAAGAACCCTATCTTCATAGATAATCCGTTATCAATAAAGATAATCGAACTGTATGTCCAATGTTGGCTGCACCATGTATGTCCTGGGAATCAACAAACGAATACATGTCGCCTTTTTTGTATCCTGTAATAAGTTGGTCATTTATAATAAAAATATGTCCAGGAATATAATCTTGTAACGGCATCCAATATCGTATCGCATTACGTCCGTGTACATGCGGATCGGAATGCATAGGCATAAACTGACCAGGATATAGTTTTGTAACCCACCAGTGAAATTCATTTTTTAAAAAAGGAAACGTAATTTCAAAACTAGTTTCACCTTTGTCTATTACATACCAATGAACTCCGTTTAAATCGTATCCTGCTTCTTTGGCACGATCGTATTCATAACTTTCGTGTTTATATGCAGGAGGCCAATCTCTAGGTCTGGCTTTACCCTCCATGGATAGTATTTCATCTATCCATTCATCTTTGATACAATCGATGTAGTTGCCTAAATAATTCATGATTAAATTTGTTTTATTTTAAATTGGCGCATCTTAGTTTTTTTGCTTGGATCTAAGACAACCTTTCTGCTCAGTGACAACGTATCTTTTTGTTTATCAAAAGCACACAAACTACAGGCACTTACAGAATTAGGCAAGTTGTTAATAAACTTTTTAATTATTTCAGTATCGTCAAACGGATCACATCCAGGATGTTGATCTAATATCCTTACTGCTTCATCTTCAAATTTGACCTGTAGTTTAGCTTCGGGATAATTAGTCAATGCCGTACACTTGTAAAGTAATCCATGTTGCAAAGTGTAGTTGTCTCTCCAAGGACATTTAGAGTGGCTTTCTTCTTGATCGCCGTTCATTTCAAAATATAACGTTCCGTTGTCTACAATCTTATGATAGGGCGGAGCCATTTCTGTAATTTGCTGTACAGTACACACAGGAACATTATTAAGAAAATATTTTATAGTTCTAGGTTGTTGAAATTCAACATGTTCTTTTTCTGTTTTTCTAAGTTGATCTATCCACGGCTCAAGAATATCTAATGCATCTTGATGCATTTGATCAAACATACTTTCGTCATGACAGGAAATAATAAGATTAGTATTGCCGTCTGCAATAAACTTTCTTGAAAGTTCTTTTCTTCTGGACAATCTAGTTCCATTCGTATACATTTCTAATCTAGCAGTAGGCCATAAATTTCTAATGTTGTCAAACCATAGTTCAAGCTCTGGGTGTAAATATGGTTCACCACCTGCAAATGATATAGCATCAACGTCAATTAATTCCGCCCATTTTTTATATCTATGTTCCCAATCTGTCCATTTGAATGTTCCAAGAAAATCATACAAGGCTAGACCTGTGCAGTGACTACACGTTAAGTTACACAAATTGTTAACGATGATTCCAAGATTCTCTGTTAACTTTATTTTTTCTTGCATATTATTCAACTCTAGGTCCATTTGCTATAAAGGTAGCACAGATCCACTTTTCACCTTTTAAGATAGGAGTAGATTCATGCACACTATTTTGATTAACTATTTCGTCTGGATAATCATATTCTAACCATGCCATAGATCCTTTTTTTGGTTTAATAGAAAATCCTAAAACAGGAAAGTCTAAAACTCCGCCTTCGTAATCTTCGTTAAGATAAAAGATAGCAGTATGTTTTCTGTCACCGCCATTTTTATAATAATCAATTCTCTTAGGATCAACAGGGTAGTCTACGTGTAAATCAAAAAACTGACTAGCATCGTATCTATAAATGTCTCCTGCTTCTATATGACTGCGAGGAACACCGGTTACTCGTGTTATGATTGCCCAAAAGTATTCTCTAATTTCTTGGGGAGTATTCCAACTTATGTTACGCTGTTCTATACCTTCGTGAACTTGCCCATCTGACTGCTGATAGGATTCCCAACCTGCTCTAGGGTTCATCCCGGCCTTAGTAAACTTGTTAATTACATAGTCGCAAAACTCGTGATCTAATACATCTTCATAAAGCACCACTTTTGGCATTTCACTGTATACAACTTCTTTCATTTTAATAACCTTCTAAATGATCTATTCCGATCTTTTTTCTAAATTCATCAGTGAATACACAGTCAACCCTCATACCATATTCTTGTTCAGTTGAACAATCGCCACCGTGCCAATCCTCGTCATTCCAAAATGCAGCGTTGGAATTTATATAGACTTTGTTTTTTGTATCAGGATCCCATACATAAAACCCTCGTTTAGTTCTGTATCTAATATGTATAAATTCATGGCGGTGTGTAGTATAATAATTATTTTCAAGTACTCCATTACGGGCATCTAAATCTCTGTGTTCAAAAGCTAACCCGTTATGTTCGCAATGAAAAAATATTACCCGACCTATCTGTTTGATAACATTATTATCAATTAAATTTTCAACCCACTGTACTACTCCAGGGAAATGTTGTTGTATTGGTGTTGGATTTCGTACACCGTTTCGGTTGTTCCAATCTCCTTCTTCCCAAAGGAAATAATATATGTAAGGGTCGTTTGCACCTAAAGCAGCTTTTAAATATCGAGTAAACACATTGCGCTGTTTGTAATCTTTAAAGTCTGTTGGAAATATTTCTTGTCCTTGTAACTTTATAGGATGATCATCTGGTAATTTTTGGTACTCGTCAAATGCTTTATAAATTGGTTTCCAGTTTATAATATAACTCATATCGTCAAATTTATAACCTGGCGTCATCCAAGTGCCTTCCTTTGCAAAGTCTCTTGCTATTGCAAATCCTTTACAAATTTCAGGATGAAGATTTTGAAAACCCAAAACATCAATGTAGGGGTCTAAATTTATATAGGGCTGTCCACCAATACCTTTAATCATACATGTACTTATCAGCTAAGTACTGCATGGAAAAAAGTTTTGAATATTACTACAACGATGTTCCTGGAAAAGGACTTTGCAGAAATAATCTAATCTATACCAGTCTTATTAGCACTGATAAGAAAGTGTTTTGCAAATGGTATCATAATGATACAGATTATCACAAAGGGAAAAATCAAGTTATAGATTCTTCTCTAATGGAGGAAAAGTGGTTGCGGGAAGTCAATTACATGACTCAGATGCGAAACAGGTTTCCTGACTTAATACCTAAAATACTTAAAATTGATTTAGATTATCGTAAACTGTATTTGGAAATTGATGGTATAGATTTTTGGCAAGCAGCAGGGCCTGAAGAACAGGACTATGATAGTGTTTTGCCTAGTTGGCGCGAACAAATGTTAGATATATTTAGAGCTCATAAAACATTAGGCATTTACAAATATAGTTTGCATCCTAGCAGTTATTTTGTTGTTGATGGAAAATTAAAAAGTATTAACTATTTTTTCTGTTATCGAGATAACGATGCACCCATATCAGTAAAAGATGTTATGAGCCATATTAGTGAGGATCGTCGAAAAGAATTAATACCAAAAATGCAATCTATGAACATTGACATCAATATGCCGACCTCCTTTAAGCAATTACAAATGTTGGCATTCGAGAGTTTTAAAAATAATTTTCCTCATGACTTTATAGAAGAAGCAAAAGCAATCTATGATTAAGCCTTATTTAAAATTACTTGATATCTATTATGGATCAAAATGCAATTTAGCATGTGTACAATGTGACACACGAAGTGATGTTGTTAGAACAGATGAACAAGACCCTAGCCTAGAAAATATTCTAGAGGGTATTAGGTTGGCCAGAGAAAAGTTTGAGATTGAAATTTACAGTTTAATCGGCGGCGAACCTCTTTTAAATTTAGATAAAGTTTCTAAGATTATAGAGTATATCAGAAGTTACGATACTGAAACAACTATTTTTATTTCAACTAACGGAACATTACTTTCAAAAAAGATTGATCAGCTATCGGATATCATGCAAACATACCATTGTAGTGTAATGGTATGTAATCATTTCTCAGCAGTAGATAAAGATATGACCAATCGGATAACTGATGGTGTTAATCAACTAGTAAGCAAACTTGAACTTAATAGAGGCGATTCAAACAAATTTTTTAAAGAATTTTTAAAATTAAACAATCCTAAAAAAGACCCGTACTGGGGCAAGTGGATAGACGAGCGCAAAGAGTATTATTTAGAAGACCAACCGCAAGACGAATATTATCATAACGACAATATTTTCTTACACTTTAGGCCGCAAGATGATTTTAAAAAAAATTATGTTCTAACAAATGGAAAACCTAAACCCCATGCAACTGGATTACCTCACGTATCTTACAAGCAAGGTTGCAGTAGTCCTATGTGTAGTTTTTTAATAGATAAAAAACTTTATAAATGTGCAGCACTTGGAACTCTTAAAAAACTATTAGAGTATCATAATGTGTTAGATGACCCTGACTGGCAAAAATATTTAAATTATAGACATTTAGATTTAGAAACATGCTCTGACGGAGATATAGCAAAGTTTCATGTAGGAAAATATTTTGCTATTGCAGAGTGTGATATGTGTGGAACTAACAGTTTTAAACGAACACAGGAATCAGTAATACATGTACACACTAAAAGAATGGAATAAAGACCTAGACCTATCTTCTTTTTATAAAGAAGCCGAGAATAAAGGATATGCTAATAATAGTAATCAAAAAGCCATGATTGATTGTTTTAAAAATGAAAACAATTGGAATGCTTGGATACTATACGAAAATGAAACTGCTATAGGAAGTGTTGCGGCTCATTCATTTGATGACGTTATGGGTACTGGAAGTTATAGAGTATTAGCAAGATGCTGTGTGCTAAAGGGTGCAAGACCTAACGGCGGATTAATGACGGCACAAATAGCTATTGGTCAACATCAAAACGTAACAGATCAATTATTTTTACCAAAGTGCATTGAGTGGGCGGGCAAAAACATCTTTGCTACTTCAAATGAAAGCAAAGTAGCTAGTCAACGTTTTGTTCACAGAACTTATTTTCCAACGTTAGAAAAAATAGGTGTTGTTGAAAAAGTTAAAAATGTATTTTATAGAGGAACAGAACAAACAGTCTGGAGGATACACGTTGAAGAATTTTACAAAAATTTAAATCGTTATCCTCGTTGGATCTAAATTTGGATTGACTCTATATAATTGTTCTTTTAAATAGGGAGTGAGCTTCCATCTAAATTCAACTTGCCTTACTACAGGGTGCTGTGTCCAAAAAATAATAGTATCAACAATGTCTTGATGACTTGTTGTATAGTCACTTAAAAATCCTGTAGTATCATCGTCTTGCAGTTTTGTGCCTTCAATAAAACCTAGATCCAGATGTAACAATGGAATGCCCTTAGGATCTAAACTAACTTTTCTACATTCCTCGGCTAAGGCTTGTTTGTCGTAGACATACGTTGTAGGAATAATTTCTGGATAGAATCTACTTACGCTACCCATAACAACCATCATATCAACTTTGTTTTTAAGTACTTGTAATAATTTTAATTGTTGTTGATCCCTATATGCATTATTGATAAAGATTTCAGCGCCAGAAGCTTCTTCTACTATCTTGTCAAAATCTTTATCAATGTCGTATCCATTACTGCGGCTCATCCCTACAATTTCTCTACAGCTACCTTTTTTAAAAGTATCGTATATAGATTTTCCAATACCACCAGTATGACCTGTTATAACAATTTTCTTTTCCATTAATTTTGTTTTCCTGGTATAAATGATATACATGTTATTTTAGGATAATCTAACCAAAAATCTATAGTACGAGTTATTAATTTAGAGTCGTTATAACTTTCTCCTGTTAATTGTAACAGCAGAATATCTGCTTTATTCAATTCTGCAGAGTTAGCAATTCTTAACACTTGTTCTTTTAATTCTTTTTTGTGTATACTATATTCAGGCATTGCAGGATCGGGATGGTCAGAAGCAATACTTCCCATAACTATCATCTTAGCAACCTTAGTATATAATTGATTAAAGATATCTATTTGGTGTCCGTTGATGTATGAGTTATTAATAAACAAATCACATCCTATAGAAGACTCAATTATAGCATCTCCACGGTTAAGTTCTACGACCTGCCATTTTAATTTTTTAAAATGTTCAGCTAGTATTTTTCCAATACCTCGTGTTGTTCCTGTAATACAAACTTTCATAGTTACCATAGATTTAAAATATATTTAGGCTCCAGTCCGCAATTAGAACCAGCATGCCATAATTTTCTGTCACTCCATTTAAAAGTAGATCCTTGCGGCTGATTATAAAAACATTGATCCCCTGCTATAAAGATATGGCCAAATTTTGGTTGTGATATATGGCAATGGTATCTAACTACAGGGTCTAACTTAGATAATTTTTCTTCATTGTCATTGACGTCCCAGTGTAACGGAGCAAGGCACCCTACATCAATCCGACTAATCCAAGCAGTATAGTATTTTTCAATTTTAAATATTTCACAAAACTTTTGCAAAGACCGTTCATCAAACTGTTTTCCTGGCATATACATACCCCAACCTACAGTCCCACCGTCTTTTAAATTCTTATATCCTGCTTGTTCCCATAAGTCTGCTACTTCGTTAAGTCCTGGAATATCATCGCCTTTCTTATGACTGGGGCCGATAAATTCAGGAGAATTATTTTCGCATTGTCTAATTACGTCATCCCAATTGATGTGTTGTGAACAATTTCCTATATATTCAATCATCGAGGTTTTCCTAAAAAATGAAACAAATAATAAGGTTCAAATCCACAATTGGTCCCAGCATGCCAGTTCCTGTAATCATCCCACTCCCAAATCTCGTGCTGTGGTATATTATAAAAAGCGTCACTGTTTTCAAACAACAACACATGGCCTGCACGAGGCTTGTCCATGAATGCTACCCAACGTTTTAATTTCCCTTCTGCTAGCCATTCTTTTTCTTTGTCTTCAACATCCCAGTGTTTAGGAACACATCGGCCTGGCCATAGCTCGCTGACAAAAACTCTTCTAGGATCAGCATTGACTATGTCAGCAAATTTGTTTTGTACTTCAATATCAAAATGTTTTCCTGGGTAATAATCATACCATTCTATTTTACCTAAATCATACCCAGCATCTTGCCATAGCTTGATCACTTCTCGATAGGATCCTAATAATTCTAAGTCCTGTTGCCAATGAGACTCAGACCTATCAACCACAGTTTTAACCGAGTTAAAATCTCCAGTGTCACTGGCTTTACAAATCTGGATAATAGGATCCCAATCTATAATATTTTCTGTTGTACCAACATATTTAGGCATAAGTTATTTTAAAATCTTTTGTTATTAATTTTTCAAGATTTGGAACAGAGTCTATATGTAAACCAAATCTTACTAATTCGTTTCCGTCGTAGAAAAAATTTGATATATTTCCCTTACTTGCTTCTTGATTCAACCAAGGACTAATAATATTATCAAAATTATATCTAAATCTTTCTCTACTTACAGAAACAATTTCTATTAAAACTAAATCTTCATGAACAGATTGTTTTAACAGTTGTCTTACAACTAATTGCAACCGTTCAGTGGGACCGTAATTACTTGCAGAATGTAATCTTCCTGCGTTCATATTGTACCAGAACCCATCGGCATCAGTAGGGTAAAGAACGTGTTCGTCAAGATCAACGAGATAAGACTGTTGCCCTTTTAAATTAAGATGCCACCTATTGTCTATATCTGCATGACACAGATAACTTTCGCCGGGGTCTAGTTTTATAATTCTAGCTTCGCCTTTGTTAAAAGGTAGGCTTTTTAGAATATCTTCCCAAATTGTATTTTTAAATTCTAATTTGATTTCCCAAGGATCGTAAAAAAAATTACCCGTTGGTTGATTCAAAGTAATACGTTTTTCAAAATCTGGTAAAGATTTTAAAGCTTCTTCTAACATTAAATTTGAAACTTTGGACTCTAATCTTGTAATCATGAAATATTTATGTGCTACTATTATGACTTAAATATATCGTGAAGAATAGTAAAACATTTTGTATGCACCCTTTTACGGGTTTGGCAACCAGAGAAGACGGTGCAATTAAAGTTTGTTGCCGTAGCCAACCAATTGGTTGGATTCAAGACGACAGCTTAGAAAGCATTTGGAACGGTCCAATAATGCGTGATGTACGCAAAAAAGTATTATGCGGTGAACGCCCGGATGTGTGTAAACCATGTTTTGATCTAGAGGATCAAGGAGTTGAAAGTTTACGTCAGCGGCATATAAACGGTGTAATACCAGAAGCACGTATTAATCTTTATCCTAACGCAGTACTAGAAGAAGTATTACCTTTTGAATTTCCAACAATGGAGATTAAACTTAACAATCTATGTAACTTAAAGTGTCGTATGTGCAACCCACTAGATAGTACAAGTTGGCAAGATTGGGATAGCGTAGTTCCGTTTTACAAAAAAGAAAATAATTATCTTGTACCTACAGTAGAACGTTTAGTTAAAAAACCAGGACAGTACATTGGACCATTTGATGATACTGATAAATGGTGGACAAGTTTTGAAAAACTATTACCCTACTTTAAGAGAGTAGAATTTGCTGGCGGCGAGCCCTTAATGGATCCCCAGCACTACAAAATATTAGATATGTTAAAACCATATGGTGCTAACATTGAAATTAAGTATGCCACAAATGGCACAACTTTAGGAATTAGCAAAGGAAGAACTATACATGACTATTGGCCATATTTTAGAAGTGTTGCCGTTAATGTCAGCATTGACGGCATTCATGATGTTTATAATTACATTCGCGGTAACGGTGACTTTCATCAGGTGGAGGCTAACATTAGAGAAATACAAAAGATACCAAATGTTAGTAGAGTCGTTGGAGCATTCACAGCACAGGGCGGCAACATATTACAGACAGCGGAATGCATTGATTATTTCATTAATCGCATGGGTATTGTGTTTTACAGTCATCGCGTAAGTTATCCTAATTGTCTGTCAGCACAAGTGCTACCCAACGATTTAAAATCCTTGGCAATTACAAGATTGTTAGAAGTTAAATCACATGTAGACGATTGGAGTGCAGTTAAGAAAAATCCGTTACTAGGAAAAGTTACACATCAACAAATACAAGACAACATTAACTATCTACAAGCAAGAGATATGTATCATTTGTGGCCTGAATTTGTTGAATTTAACAAACGGCTTGATGCGACTCGAGGACAAAGTTTATTAGATGTAGTTCCGGAGTTTAAACCTTATGTTTAAAGTCTCGTCAAGATGGGAGCATCAATCAAGCATTAAGGTTGAATGGAATCTTGGCAAACGTTGTAATTACGATTGTAGCTATTGCCCTAGCAGTATCCACGACAACTCTAGCCCGCACACTGACATAGAGATTCTCAAGGCAACTGTAGACAAACTCGTAACATTGGGAAAACCTATACGTTTAAGTTTCACGGGTGGCGAACCCACTGTTCATCCTAAGTTTCCAGAACTAATTAAGTATTGTAATCACAAAGGTATTAGTTGGATCAGCGTAACTACTAACGGAACATTACCTTATGAATTTTATGCCAGTCTAAATGTAGATCAATATGTCTTTAGTCTACATTTAGAATATGATTGGCAACGTGTTTACGACACTATGAGTAAACTTGCTGATCGTACTAATTTTAGACTTGTAGCACAAATCATGTGTCATCACGAATATATGAACGCAGCTTATACATTGTTTGCTAGATGCCTTTCAGATCATATACCAGCTACTTTAAGACGTATACGATGGACCGAAGGTGATCACGATTTGTTTGACGATATGCGTTACCATCCAGATGATTTAAATTGGATCAAGAAACAAGAAGCAACTGTACAAGGTAATTGTGTAATTGACGATTCAAAAATTATACACGCCAACGATGTTATTAAATTACATCTTAACAAATACAAAGGTTGGACTTGCAACGCAGGTATAGAAAGCCTAATGATAAATTGGGACGGAGATGTACACAGAGCGACTTGTAGAGTCGGTGGTAGTCTTGGCAACATATATGAAGGCAACTTCGTTGCTCCTAGCGAACCCGTAACTTGTGACCGTAATTTCTGTACCTGCGCGGCAGACATTCCTTTAACAAAGTATGATAAAAACACAAGCAATTAGACTAGTTCATAAAGAACCAATGATGATAACTTGGGATGTTGGTCGTCGATGCAATTACGATTGTAGTTATTGCGAAGCGTCACGGCACAACAATACTAGTAAACATCGCACAATTGAAGATATGCTTTCAGTGTTTAACTTCATTAAAGAATATACAAAACTCTACGACTGCGACTCGGCAAACATAAATTTTACCGGTGGCGAACCAACAAGCAATCCAATATTTTTTGATTTTGCTAAACAGGTTAAACAACAAAGTAACTACGGATTGGGGTTAACTACTAACGGTGCTTTTAGTTATAAATTTATAGATACTATAGAAGAATGTTTTGATTGGGTAACTGTTAGCTACCATTGCGAAGCAGATAGTAAATTAAAAGAACGTGTATTAGAAAACATCAAGGAACTGCATACAAGAAAAATACGCCTTAGCGTCAATGTAATGATGCATGTTGATTATTGGGAAGAGTCTCTTAGTGTTTGTAATATATTAACTGAGCATGGTGTTAAATTTAATCCTAGACCAATAGGTGATGGTAATACAACAATAACAGGATGGTTTAAGGACACCGATGGAAGCATGAGAAGAACCAGCCATGAATATAGTACAGAACAACAGCAATGGTACTTTAAATTTATGAACTTGCCTGTTTCCACAGAATCTTCTAAACAAGGTACTGAGTTAGGTAGAAACTGTTGTGGTGGTCGATGTATTCAAGGCAAAGTTGATAATCAATGGACTGACGTAAAATTAGTTGATACTAATTTCAAAGGTTGGTATTGTAGCGTTAACAAGTACTTCCTACACATAGATCACGAAACTGGGTTAGTATATCATCATCAAACTTGCCAAGCAAAGTTTAACAATACTAGAGGAAGTATTGGAAATTTATCTGACACCAATGAGATATTTGAGTATGTTACTAAAAATAAAAACTCAACTATAGTTTGCCCTAATAATCGTTGCGGTTGTGGTATGTGTGTGCCTAAGGCTAAAGAACTATCAGAATATATTAAAATAAACTACTGAGCTGAGGAAATGTTTCTTTAAAATTAATACCTCTCCGACGATCAAATTCTAATATGAATTCTTTGAACTTAGAATAATCTGTTTCTTGTTTTGCGTCGTAGTAGGTTAAAACTTGTTCAAATCTTAGTTTAGTTTGTTGATTGATAAAATGTGTTTTTATGTAGTCTAAACTTTCAACTATCTTGTGCCGATAGTCTATTGGCAACAACCTAACACTAAGAAATTCTGGATGTCTAATGTATCCTGGCATAAAAATAATTCTCCTTTCAGAATATTGATCAATTAAAGATTTTACATCTTTTAACAAATCAATAAAACTAAAAGCAGACAACAAGTTATAATTGGCCATAAAACCAACTTTAACCGTCGGTGAAGACTCTAAAACTCTGTTAATGTTTTTTAACCAAGTTTTGTAATTAAGACCGTTCCTTATATACTCTGCTTGAGTACCGTGTGCTTCGTTGCTTGTATAAATTGACAAACTTCTAACATGGTTTCCTTGTTCTATTTTTTGAATAATTTCAACTAGTTTATCAATTAATCTTTCTTCAACACAAAGGTTAGAGTTTATTGTAACATCCAAATTTTTATTAGGGTGTTCTAATATGTATTCTAAACAACGATAAGTTTCTTTAATCATCAAAGGTTCGCCGCCATTGATTACCAAATTGTTAAGGCCGGAGTGTACTTCTTTAAACCATTGCCAAAAAGGTTCTATGTACGGATTTTCAGAAACCACTAGTTGAAGGTCCGCAGGTATATCATTATAATTATTTGGATAGTTGCCATTTTCTTCAATGTCTTTAACCCAAGTAGTACTACTATGTGGGCCGCAATAACTACAAGCTAAGTTACAAACATTGTTAAATGATACATCAATATTAGTGGGTTTAAAATCTTGACTCCAATTGTTGACTATAGAATCATAATGTTTCCAACTTCGTTCCCGGCCACTTACTATGATCCGATCGCTTACACCGCCTTGTTTTTCTACAACAGAACAATAGTCACATTCGTTTGACCAACCGCCCTCTATCATTATTTTTCTTTGTTCTTTTTTAATTGGAGTGTTATGAATAGTGTGTATATTTTCTTTAACTACTTCAAGTGGAATAACGTGTCCCTTACAATGGTGACAGCTATTTGTGCTTCCTTTTTGCAGATGAAAAACAGCACTGGTCCATTTTTCTAAACAAAAACCAGGCCCAACTTTATCTAATTTTAATTTTACATCATGCAACATTCTTGATATACCTAGTCATCATAGTAGTGTATGTATCTAGAGTTTTTGCTTTTGGAGCACACAATCCGCAAAAACACATTTTCTTTTTACAGGTAATTACAGGTCTAGTTCCTAAGGTTATTTCTTCTTTCATCTTATCTAAAATTGTTCTTGAATCTTTTAAGTAACCCATTGGACCTTCTCGCCCGTCAAATCTCATCCTGCAATCTTTGTTGTGTCGAATACTTTGATCATCCTGTTTTACAAAGACAAAAAATCTATTAACACTACAATGCCAATCTTTAAATCTGTTGTCGGGAACAAAGAATACTTTTTCGTCAAACTTACCATCAACACATAATGTTTCGCCGCCGCAACATGCTCTACCAATATTAGTCATGTTAATTCGATAGTTTACTATTTTTTTAAGTATGCCTTTAATTTTGTCTGCAAGTTTAATCTTGGGCTTTGTTATGTTCTCTATCTTAATGCTGGGTAAAGGTTTGGTGCTTTTTCTTTTATATACTCCATCAAACCATTGAACTTGCTCTTCAGTATAGTTGTACTTTTTGGTTGACCACCCCCAGTGATCAAGTTGTCGAGGCAAATATTTTATTCCGTGTTCTTTACAAAAATCTATAAAAGATAAGTTCTTATGAAACAATGGTGCATTCATTAATACTGCAACATGATACCCATTTGTCTTTTGATGTAAAGCTAACACATTTCTTCTAAATTGTTTTTCTTGTTTTTCACTATTCTCTGCATGATAACTTATAGTAAACGAATCAATCAGTTCTATAGTCCTATCCCAAATTTTGTCAGCAGCAATAGCGTTGGTTATTAGCCCTAGCTCTAACTTCCAGTTGTTCTTATATTTTAATTCGTACTCGCTACGAATGTATTCTACAATTTCTATAAAATTTGGATGATATATTGCCTCACCACCAAAGAGATTGAATATAACTTTTTTATGTTCTAATGCACTATCAATAAAATTTATGTCAGTATACTCTAATAAAAAATCAACTGTTTCTAGACATTCTTTTAATGAAGGATGTTTCTTTGAATTGTCATGACTTCCGCAATATCCGCAATCAAGATTACATTTTAAAGTTAGTTCCCAGTCAACATGGAATACTTGTGGATTAACTGGTTCTAGTCTGTTAAAGTTTTGCATATTTTTTTATTATGATTTCACTACTACACTGACACAAGGATTGGTTGCATATAGTAGGGATTATTTGAGGATTGAAAGAATTTAAAAAATTCTCATCATATAAATTATAGTAACTATCTAGCCCATAAATTTTTTGTCTACAATTACCGGATATTTTCCCATCTTGAAATATTTCAATATGATCAACACCAAGGTTACAATGCCATCCGTTAAATCTATTTAAATCGTGTAAGGCAAACCAGCTGTCATTAGGGACACTGATTTTTTTATTTTTATCATCAACTGCTTTTATCTTTACTTTAAACACAGGATTTTTTAAAGTTTTCCAATACCAAAATAAATTTGGATAGCGTTTAAGATTTGAAAGTAGGTAGTTTGTTTGTTCCTGTGTATATCTAGTTTGTCCGTTGAAATGAACACTCTTTGCTATAATGCCCCATCTTTTTTTACTTGATCTCATTTTGTCAATTATATCTTTGCATTTGTCAAAATGATCCGGATCCATTAAAACATTAGATACAACATTTATGTTAGACATGTAGAGTAAGTCAGCAACCGACATTAAATGTTCAACGTTGGCAAATTCGTGGTGAACTGAGAGTTCAATGTTGTCAAATGCTTTATAGTTGTTTTGCCACCAATCTAATTTCTTCGACCCGTTTGTAGAAATATTAATAATAGCGTTGTATTGTTCTTTTAAGAAAAAACAAAGTTCAGGTAAGTCCTTCCAAAGAGTAGGCTCACCACCTATGAGGTAAAACTGAAAACGATTCTTACCATTTTTTTTATAATGCTCTAATAAATGACTAAGGTTTCTTTTAACTAGGTCAACGTCTGGCCAGGGATAGTTTCCTTCGTTGCTTCCTGGAAAGCAATACGAACACTTATGATTACATAAGTTTCCTAACATATATTCGATACGAAGTAGGTCAGCAGGATAATTATTTCTAATTTCTTTTATCATACTAAATGAGTCAATTCGGGAAATGTAGATTTAAAATTTGTACCGCGCAAAAGTTCCAACCGTTCTATATATTCTTTGAACGCAGGCAGTTGGTCTGTATAATCTTCCGCATCCATAAAATCTAAGACAGCTTGCCAACGTTTCCATCCGTAAGGATTATGTTTCCAAAAGTCTTCATCCTGCCTGTAATTTTCATGCAACCAATTAGCTAGTTCGGCAAAGCTTCTGCGTACTTCTTCCTTGTCCTCGTGCGGTAGTAGTTTAATACTTAAGAATGTTGGAATGTATAGCAAATGCATATTAACAATTCCACCGCCTGCTTGTATGCCTCCAATTGTATTTTCAAGATTTATTTTCTTAAAGTTCTGTGTAATTTTCCATTTAGCAAAATCTGCCAAGTGTTTAATGTTTAATATTTGAATAGCTGTGGCAATACTAACTTGTATATTATCTGGCGTGTTATCTAACTTATGAAGGTTCTTTTCTATAGTTGCCCAATCACTAGGATAACGTATGTAATAATTACGGTCACCGACAGCGTCAATGCTAAAGCCAACTTTAACTTTTTTAAACTGCTTCCACAGCTCAATTATCTCGTCATCTACTAATAACCCGTTTGTGTTGTAGCGTACAAGGATTTTATCTGCGTAGCCTTGTCTAATGATTTCTTCAAGGAACCATTTGTGCTCGCGGATCATCAACGGCTCTCCTCCAGCAAAGTAAACTTGCTTTAGGTTAGGAATCTGTGCATACATCTCTTTCCAGAAGTCTGGATTTTCGTGCCACTTGTTGTTAAAGTCTTTGCGATCCCACACTATCTGTTCTTTAAGTTCTTTAGCTTGGAACAACGGATATATTTTTTTATGATCAGCAACCCATTGACTACTATCATGTGGACTACACATAACACATTTAAGATTGCAAGTGTGTCCTAGTCGTAAATCTAAGTAAACTAATTTTTCAGGAACTGTACCATCTTCTTCTGTTTGCTTAATAAGTTCTTCAACGTCAATTCCTTCCTCCATCCACGACCCGGTTTCCCAAATTCTTTTACTAGCAACACCTTTGGATTCTTCCGCTATACATTTACTACAACTCGAAGGAATCTTTCCCTCGAGCATAGTTAAACGTACATCGCGCATGTAGTCGTTGTTCCAGGCACTCATTGGAGTTTCTCGTCCAAAATTTGCTGGAACACCTTTTTCATTCTTAACTAGGCCAGCATCAAATACACCATCGCTTGCACCGCTGGCATTGGCACTACAACATAGGCGCATGTCACCGTTTGGCCTAGTAGCAAAATGTATCCAAGGAAGTATACAAAAAGTTTTAGAGCCAGAAGCTTTTTCTATTTTGTCTTGATAAAATTTTATCTTATCTGTCATTGTTAAAAATTTCTTTATATATGTATTCTAATGAGGAATTATTCCATTTTACATGATGCAGTAATCCTTGCTTAAACATAATTTCTAAATTATATTTTTCATCAATAATGTCGCCTGTTTCTTTCAATCTGAAAATTGCAGTTTCATGTATAATGCCATCCATGTATTTGGTTTCTATAAAAGGTTCGGATACAGAAACACAACCGTACCAATCAATAGCTTTCATCACGCCATGTTTATCGATAAAATGACAGTGGGGATACATGGTTAATTTATAAGTATTTTCTTTATACAAGTCCAGCAGAATGTTCTTGATTGGTTCTTTCCATTCTACATCACGACCTTCGAACAACAACTCGTTTAGAGAGTAGCCGTTCCATTCATAGAAAATCTTTTTGTTATTCTTATCTACATCTAACAATATTGGCATGTATGACTTGTTTTTAAACTTTGTCACATATTTTAATTCATTTTCAAAAAACCAATCAACTACGTCTAGAGTGTAAAGTGGCCTAGGGCCGTGTTTAAATTGATAAGAATTGTTTATATTGTAGTTAGCACATAAAACTGTTCTTTCAGGATTTATCAACGGCTCATACGTTTGTTGAGCCATTCCACGAAATCCTTCGTCTGCATACTTGTAAAAAGGAGTCCAGTTATCTGTATTCATCTAGCTGAACTACCTTTGTAAATTGGTCTTTAGGTTTACTAAGATTATTTTCTTTAAGAACTCCGCAAGTTCTAGCACACACAATTAATTTTTCTGAATTCCAATATTTTTCCCAAACAGTCTGCCATTCATCGGAGTCTATAATTTCTTCTACTGATTTTTCAAGGGCACAAGTATTTCCAAGATCTTGAATTAAACTTTCATACTGTGACCTAATTTGTAACTTTATATTTTTTGCAACATCTAACGGTCCAATAAAATTATAAGGAACACTGGCTAAGAAACAGCAGGGCATGACATTTCTATATGCGTCAATATAAATTTCTTTAGTCCTAACTACGTAGCAATCTATTTCACTATCTCTTACAATTTCTTTATACCTATCTAAAGTTTCTTTTGTTATAAAATTTAGTTTACTTGTTGATGGAGGTTCTATATAATATTCTACATTTCCATTTTTGTCTAAAACTTGAAACTTATCTGTAGCAACGAATCTTGCACTATCTTTTTGAGAAAATCTATAAAACCCTAGTTGCTTTGCTCTTTGTTCTGCTTCTTCTACTTGATGTTCGTTATGTTTAAATTTAATGAAAGCCCATTCTGCCTTACCACCAGCATCAATAAAATACTTGGCGTTGCGAATAACTGTTTCAAACTTAGTACCTATTCTGTAGACACTATGGGTGTCTTCTAATCCGTCAAGAGCAAAAATAACAATATGGTTCTTGGGTAGGGCTTTTGCTAGAGATTCCCACCATTCTTTTTTTCGTGCGCCGCCGTTTGTATGAACTCTAATCGACAGTTCAGGATTTATTAAAGCGGAATATTCAATCATATCAATAAGGTGATCATTGATAATAGGATCGCCAAAATTTCCACAAAAATAAAATCCTTTTACTTGCTTTAATAAATGTTCAGAAACAATTTTTTTAAAATCATCAAGAGTCCAATCTTGATTTTTTATCAACGGATTATCAAGCCCACCATGATAATTTCTACTACACATAGGGCAACTGGCTTGACATCGATTAGTTATTTCAAAATGAATACTTTCTAGTTGATGAAATTTAAACATGTTTCCTCCCAATGATCATGAATCTTGTGTATAAGGGTAGTTCTAATTCTCCGGCCCACAAGACATTAATGCAACATTGTTGTTTAAATTCTTCCAAGTTGTGTGCGATTCGAACATGCTCTGGTATAGCATAATTGTTACTTTGTAAAACTAGCAAACTATTTTGCGGATGACCACTTAACCACAAATCATATTGGTCTTGTGTAATATGCTCGCAACTTGTATTAATAATCACGTCAGCATCACTTCGAACAGTACACATGTCTGTGGTAACCGCACGAAATTTACCTACTGTTTCTTCTATCTTGTTCATGTTAACAGCAATTGGTTCGCAAGCAGGATCAATATCAATACTGCGAATACTGAGTACAGGTATGTCACTTTGAAATAGCATACTGGCTAATACTCCAACCCATCCTCCATGAATGTCTACTGTGACAAATTTCTTAACATGTGTACGTAAATTTACAATTAACCATTCTTTACTTTTTAACTGACCACTCCAAAAGGCATCCATAGTACGCATAGGATCTGGGCTTTGTCTAATGGCCTGCATCCAGTGATGTAAATGTTCAGTGTTTATTTGCATTTTGGTATTTTGCTATCAGCCGAACTTACACACGAAGGTGTAGTACAGCGTTGCGGTTCCTTAAATAACTCAAATTGTTCTAATGTACCTAGCGGAACATCATGACAACTATAACTTCTTTTAACTTCATTACCTCTTATTATAACACTTTGATAACCACTATTGCAAGTCCAATCTTTAAATTTATTAAATCCAAATGCATTGAATCTTTCTGCTTGATCAAAATAGTAATCTTTAACTCCGTCATTTAATCGAATTTGAAACACATCTTCGTCTTGCAACTTTTGTGGAAATCCTGTTTGCATCTTATGGATCATATCTTCAGTATAACCATCTACAACTGTACTCGCTGTAGGATCACTTTGCGGCTTAAGAGTTACATTAATCCCACGTTTGTGGAACCGTTCCATACGTTCATACAGTTCGTAAAACTTTTCTGGCACCATTACTTGATTGATAGTAACGTGTACTAGTTCGTATTGTAACTGTAAACACTTGTCACCAAACTCTTGCTCTTTGGCAAACTCATCATGGAAGCTGGCTGTAATACTTCTACGTTGTAAAAGAGCTGTTGCATCGCACCAAGTTTTCCACCATTTGCTTCCCGGACTCAAATTTGTTGTCATGTGAACACTTTGATACGGACTTTGCTTTTCGTCCAAGTGTCTAATTAATTCTAGTAAATTTTTATAAGCAGTTGGTTCTCCGCCACTAAAACTCCAATGGAATTGATTGAAACCATTTTGTCTTGCTTGTCGTTTTATTTCATTAATAACCGAAATGTAAACTTCTAAACTTTGGTGATCTACCTTGTCACTTCTTGCATAAGGCCAACAGTAGCTGCAACTGTAATTACAGAACCTCCCAAGTATCCAACTTATCGAAAACAGTGGACGGTCCAACATGGTCTGCTGTCCAAAACGGACAATTTGGTCAAATGGTATTTGATTAAAATTCATTAGACTTATTTAACGTACATCCATGCGAGTACCAAAATAAGTTGACTTTACCCAATATTGAATATATACTATGCAAGTAGACGTGAGTGGAACTGGTAGACCTCCCCTGTGGTGTAACGAACGGCCACAGGGGGATCGGGCCCAGCCCTTAGGGCGGCTTTGTAGGTTCGAATCCTACCGTCTACACCATTTTTAACTACACACAGAGGCACGTATGAAAAAGGCACTTGTTATTGTTTTGCTAGCTATAGTCGCTATAGTCATGTTATATCCGGAAGAAAAGTCAACTGGTGTGATGACGTTTAGAGGTTGGGAAGATCCTGAAACAAAATTCGATGTAACAAAGAATGAAGTTATGGATGTTAGACTACGCTGGGTTGTAGCCAAAGATGTTAATAAAGCCTGTAGTGCCGAAAATGTAAAACGAGGCGGCAAAGTATTCAATTATAATGTACAAGCCTGCTCATTTTGGGAAGGTAAGGAGTGCGTAATCGTTACTCCAAAAATGGCTAGTATTCATAATCTTGGACACGAAGCTTTACATTGTTTCAGAGGGGATTTTCATTGAAATTTGATTTAGTTGAAGACATTTATCGAGATGACGAAATTCTAAATAAAATTCGAACTCGAGATGACTATGCCCAAAATTTGTATGCGGCGTGGTGTAATATGCAATGGTGCCCAAAAGAACTATGGCCCACCTTACGTCAGGATCCGGATAAGGATTTGTGGTCTGCTAGTTGGCGGGGCGCTGGAGGCATTATTGCTCGGTTTCGTAAAGAAGGTGATTACATGGACTGGTACTGTTCAGGAATGGGCGGGCTTGCTACTTACGACTTGGAAGAAGGCAAAGAATACATGGCTCGAATGAAGTATGTGCCTGAAGGAACTATCACAGACGAGATAGCCACAGACCTTGACAGGTTAGGCTGGTTTCCTGTACCATATGATGATGACGGAATTTAAAGTAAATATATGATGGAAGATAAAGAAAAATTCGTTTTTACAGCTGAAGATATATTCCAGGATATCCCAGGAGACCCTGATAATGTCTTAATGAAATTCCCAGACGAAGTGTTGGCACTTACTGGTTGGAAAGAAGGAGATATTTTGGATATTAAAATAGAGGACGGTAAAATCGTAATAACAAAGAATGGCTAAAGATGACATTTTAGAACTCACAGGCACAGTCAACGAAGTATTGCCAGGTAACATGTTTAGAGTGCAAGTAGATAATATGCCCAACACTCTTTTATGCTACATGGGTGGAAAATTAAAACAACACAAGATAAGAATCATATTGGGCGACAAAGTTAAAATAGAAGTTAGCCCGTATGATTTAACAAAGGGCAGAGTAACTTATAGGTTGTAATAATGAACTCAGTTATGGAAACAGTTTGCTCTGTATGCAATAAAGTAAAAGCAAACAATAATAACGAGTCAACCTTTCCGCAAGTACTTAAAAACCTCAGAAAAGAATTTAAATTACACGATGTAGAATTAAAAATTCGAAGCCGTAAAGACAAAAGTCTCGATGCATCGGAATTCTATGTTCATGCCTATTATGATTCTTACGACGACAAAAACTCAGATATCTGCATAGAAGTTATTGTTAATAATAATTTTGACAAAATTCAAGTTTGGGATCAAACACAAACTAAAGATTTCTTGATTCAAGTGTATGATGCTGTAGTACACGAAAAGAAACATCAAAGACAAAGTAAAAAAAGAAATCACGAGCAGTATTGGATTCATCAAGATTCTGGATATCATTATCGAGAATATTTACAAGACCCCGATGAACTAGATGCATACGCCTTTAGTATTGCTATAGAACTTTGTAGAAGTTTGGGTAAACACAGGGCCTTGAGATATATGCCAAAATTTACAACTTTGGCTAGAATGAAGTTGAACGGGTACTTTGTAAGTCCAAACTTAAATGCGTATGTAAGCCATTTTGAAAAACCTTACAGTCCAATCCTAAGAAGATTAGCCAAAAAAATATACGTCCGATTAAAAAAGATTGACACCGACTACATTTTCATGTAAAATACACAGTATATTAATTCACAGTTAGAGAGCGACATGAAAGAGTATCCTACCCAACAAGTACTAGAGCTGGCTTGTGCCGCACAGCGGGTCAATGGAACTTATCTCAAAGAAAGCGAAAATATTTGGGCTGAAGACGGTGTCTTTTTGTACAGCAAAAAGACCAACAAGATGCTGATGCTTTGCACACTGGACCATAAATTTTGGACAGCTGATCCAAAAGATTCTCCAATGCCTCTTAAGATACTACCTGAAGATACTGTTCAGGCAAACGAAATCAAAAAACATTTTCGAAAATTCATGTTCAGTGCCATCGAAGGCGAGAATGATTTTCAAACTAACATTAACACTATTCTGACAGGCGATGTAGTAAAAGAAAACCAATTTGGTTATGTGGCCTGTTTGCCCAGCGTCTACGTTAGAGACGTCGCACAAACCAATGTTAAAAAAGCAGCCCAATCTGTTGAGGCAGGTGCATTGGCAGAAATTGGCACTCAACTTCGAGATTTAGATGCAGAAATTATTTCATCAATTAAGTCAAAAAACTTTGAAGGCTATAATATTGATGCTATAATAAACAACAAGATGGTGTCTTGGATGAATAAAACAAACCTTGATTTAGGTCCTGCTGTTATAGTTAAAGCCAAAGTAAAGGATTGTAACAAGCACTGGAAGCATCAGAACGATGTTACCAGACTACATTATGTAAAGGCCGCTCAATGAACGAAGACCAAGAATTTATAGACTACGAAAAGTTTGCCCAACGGATGGAAAAGTCCTATCCAAAAATGTTTCAAGGGAAATATGGCGGCTTTGCTGTGGGCAAAGGATGGTATCCTATTCTTGAAAGACTATGCGCTAACATTCAACAACATATCGAATGGAAGCAGGAACAAAAAGAAAAGTTTAATCGTGGTGAAGGTTGTCCACAAGTTGTTGTAGAACAGATTAAAGAAAAGTTTGGTGGCTTACGTTTTTACTATCAAGGTGGTGATGACAAGGTCGACGGCATGGTACGTATGGCTGAAGCTTGGGCAGGTGTTGCTTGCGAAGAGTGCGGTGGCATTGGAAAACGACGTGGCGGTGGATGGATCCGCACACTATGCGATAAGCATGAAGCAGAGCACGAAGCTCGAAAAGAAAAATTTGCAAAAGAAAACGGATTAGAACTATGACCGAAGAAAAGAAAATGAAGATCGAATTTGCGCCAGGATGCTTTGACAATTTTGATGGCACTCAGGAAGAACTTGATGAAATGGTTTCTGAAATTCAAAAAATATTTGGAGACAAAACAGGGGAAGAAATAAAGGCAATGAGCCGGGTACTTGATGAAGAAGACCTAGATGACTTGCCCGAAGACGTTATTGAACAATTAATAAATTCTTTTAATCAGAACCAAGGAAGGACATTACAATGATTATACTAAAAGAATACCTTGAAGCAATTCAATTTAAAATTACAGAAGGAACTGGCTATGGGTGGAATTGTTACGGGCCCAATGCTCGTTACTTAGACTCATATAAAGAAGACCAATATAGTGTTAGTGCTATATTTGACAGTGAAGACCAATATGTGTATGCCGTTGAACTTTGGGATTATGTAAACAATCGAGAATATCGCTGGCAAGATCCTGACTACAAAGAAGCGTTCTTAGAAGAAGCCAAGGAACGTGATATCGATCCTAAGGAATCGTTGGATACTTCCAAGTTTATCGATTTGGATGTAGCAGGTGATATTTTGGAAAAAATCCGTGCTGTAGTAGCAGGTGAAGATTACGACACCAGATGTCAAATTGAAGTTGACTTTTCGGACGATGATCTGTTAGAATATATGAAACTAGCACATCAAATGGACATTACGTTTAACGAACTAGTTGAACGTGCAGTCAAGGCTGCTGTCGATGACTACACCGAAAATCCAGAAGAATATAAAGCAAAGGCTAAAAGGTTTATAGATGAAAATTACACTAGTGTCGGATCTCCATCTTGAGTTCTCCGACTGCTATGACATAAAAAACGAGAACAATGCCGATGTTCTGATCCTCGGTGGCGATATTATGATTGCCGAGGATCTGCACGATCATCCAGTTGTTCCTAGTATCTACGACTACGGTTCATTTGCTGAACTGGGTCGTAAACAAAAGCGTGTTCAAACTTTTCGCGATTTCCTCACACGTATGAGTAACCTGTTTCCGCACGTTATCTACATTGCAGGTAATCATGAATTCTATAACGGCAAGTGGGTTAAAGGTATACAGTATCTCCGGGAGACTTGTGCATGTTACCCTAACATCCATTTTCTCGAAAGAGATTGTGTTGACATCAACGATGTAACATTTGTTGGTGGTACATTGTGGACTAACATGAACAAAGGCGATCCGCTTACACTTCATGCCGTGCGTGATATGATGAACGACTTCCGTATCATTAAAAACGATGAAAAAGGTTATACTAATCTTAAACCTGCGGATACTGCAATTCGTCACAGACAAACCCTTGATTATATCAAACACGTGATCTCTGAAAGATCCGATAGAAAATTTGTTGTAGTTGGGCATCACAGTCCAAGTTTCCAAAGTGTACACGAATCGTACAAAACTGAAACTTTAATGAACGGTGCGTACCATAGTGACTTGAGTGAGTTCATCTTGGATCATCCACAGATTAAACTATGGACACACGGTCACACACATCATTGCTTTGATTATGTGATTGGTGAAACTAGAATTGTTTGTAACCCACGTGGTTATAATTCAGACGGTTACAGCGAAGATACTGGCTGGAACCCTAACTTAATTTTGGAGATTTAAATGGAAGAACAAAAATTAGCAGTAGTTGATATGATTCGAAGAACGGGCCATAATACAGCCGAATTTATGGAAAAGGTTGCAGCTCATATTGAACAACTTGAATATGAGGTTGTGCGACTTACCGAACGAGTAAAACAACTAGAAGGTCAAAATGACTCTAACGGATAACGAATTTAAGTTATTTAAAAAATGGCTTAAAAGTCATCTAGCATTTGGACCCGTGACTGTTGTCTTTACCAAAAAAGACGGCACCGAACGAGTTATGGAATGTACAACCAGTCCATCTCTCGTTCCAATTGACATAACGGAAGAAATACACTATACTAACACAAATGATCCAATAGACTTTCCAAAGCCTAAAAAGGAACGCAAGGTAAACGAAGACGTTTGTCCGGTTTATGATTTGGAGTCAAAACATTGGAAGAGCTTTCGCTGGGATAGTGTTAAACAAATAAAATTGGAAATTAAATGAAAATTGGCCTTAGTTACAGTCGGTGTATTCGAGATGTTATCGACGGTGTCGTCGATCTCGAAGATGTACTAGTTATTATTACCCGCACAGATTTTAATCCCCATGACGATGAACAGTGGGCTGGCATTTGGCACGGGTATCACGGTATTAGTTTGATGAGTAATCCCGAATGGGCTAGCTATCCTGATGAAACTGAGGAAACGTTTCGCAATGTCACAATAGAACTTTACGACAGTGGACGAATGCATCAGCCTCGACAATTTGGTGCTTTCCCACGCAGGCTACCACATATTTGGTTAGAAACTATTTTACCTAGTGAAGAACTAGATAAAAACCCTGGTGTTAAGGCCGCTTGGAATAAATTCCAAATGCTAGCGGGCCTTAGCGATGTTCAACTCGACGATGAACATAAAGTGTGAAAAAACTTGCTCTTATAGCAGCCGTGCTTCTATACGGTTGTGGAGGTAACCCTCTACCAACGTACGGTGAGCTAAAACAGTACCCTTTAGATTGTAAAAAGAAAAACGATCAAATCCAAGATTTGAAGGACATTCAACGACTGAAATATTTTGGTCCAGATCCAGAAAAATTTAATGATGAGGATCGGGCGTATTATGCTCTTTTGAAAGAACATATTTGGTGGTTTTCCTATAACTGTGAACAATGAAAACTTTTATACTATCTTTCCTTCTAATCAGTAATGTAGCATTTGCAGAATGCACTATGCGTCAAGCCAGCCAATTGGTTAAAGATCGACAAGTAGGAAACATTGAAAACTTAGTTAAAGAAAAAAGTCACCAAAAATGTCGAGTAAAGTTTTCAGTTACTATCGACGGGGACACACATAATGTAGATTGGACACATCAAGATTATGGAGATCCAGAAATTAGTTGCCAAGCTGCTATCCAAAATGGCATGAACGAACTATACATAAGATTGGGTGGAGATTTTAGAACCGAAGTGCATACTGTATGCAAAGAAGGCAACGTACCAACCAAAGTGCGCTGGCAAGTTGGCAATACAGCAATGGAAAATGAATTTAGCTTTGATCCTAAAAAACCAAAATACTTTAAACACGATGGAACCAAATGTAGATTCTTTCAAGAAAGACTTGATGGAAAAACAAGCAAAGGTGTAATTTGCAAGAACGATGATGAACTTTGGACAGTTGTGGACAAATGGTGACTTGACATTTGAAATATATTCGCTTATAATAAGCACATGTTCAACAACATATTAAGGCATATATTATGAAGGCATTTATCGCAGGCACTATCTTTGGATTGGTACTAGCTACTGTTGGTTTTTCTGGCATTGCTCGTATGCTTGATAAAGGTGTAGACACAGTTAAAACACAGAGTCAGGAGATGGCAAAATGAAAGTAGTTTTATCACTAATCGTTGTCAGTATGTTGACAGCATGTAGTACTTCCGCTGGTTTGGTTAAAGGTCTTGGCGAAGATGTCAAGTCCGGTACTGACTGGGCGGCTTCTAAAATTAAATCCAATTAAGGAAATAAAATGAAAAAGACACTACTTCTATTACCTATTGTGGCTGTGCTAACAGCTTGTGGTACAGCCGATCCTTATCTAAAACGAGCAGAAGCAGAGCGCGAGCGCCAAGCTGATGCACAACAAAAAGTTTTGGATAAAACTCCTGATTGGTATAACAAAGTACCAACTAGTGCCAACGCTGTTTACGAAAGCGGATTTGGCAGTTCGTTCAACATGGCAGATGCAGATGCTTATGCCAAGACAGATGCTTACAGTAAACTGTGTATGGCTGCAGGTGGTAAAACTAGTCAACAAACTAAAGTTTTTTCCACCGAAGGCGAGAACAGTCGTACTCAAGTAAACGAACGTGCTACTAAGAGCTTTTGCCCTAACGTAGATTTGACCGGTGTTGAGCAACGAGAAATTAAACGCATTCAAGCAGGTAATAGAATTCATACCTATGTATTAGTAGCATTGCCTACTGGTGATGCCAATATTTTGCGTAAAGCCAAAGAAGCGCAACAAGAGCGAGAGATTGCTCTTCGACGTGCTCCGGAAGCATTTAAAGAACTGGAACGTAATTAATGATCAGAGAATTTATTAACATTGTAGAGTCGATTGAAAAAGGCATCACCGATGATTGGTTTGAAAAAGGAAGTTTTGAAACTTACAAACATCCTACACCAATTCATTATAAAACTGCCAGCTCTAGTGGTACTGTAGACACACTAGAAGGTCCTGTTGATTATCAAGCAGGACATAAGATTATCACAGGACCTAAAGGCGAGAAGTATCCAGTGAGTGCAGAAAAGTTTGCCGACTACTATGACGACAACAAAGATGGAACTGCTACTCCTAAAAAGATTTTCAAACGTGCTAAACTAGCAGACCACGATGGTGTAGTAAAAGCATCATGGGGCGATTTGAATTATAAATCAGGTGAAGACTTTATTGTTCGACACGGTGCCGGAGACTACGGTGTTGTGAAGAAAGACATCTTTGCCCAAACATATGAGTTACCAAAATGATTAGACTTTGGTTAGCTTTTGCTGTACTTGCTTTCCTCATTCACTTTGGCATTACTGCTTGGAGAAATCTAAACGGTATGGAACGTTGGACCTTGACAAAGTCTGTAACGTACAGTATAGTTGTCGCATTACTAGCTGTTCTAGTAATGACTGTAATTGTAATTCTTTTTTAAGGTATAACATGAAACGTATTTTTACTCTTGGTATTTTGGCCGCTGCCGTGTTGGCAACTGGTTGTACTCGTATTGAAACTGGTGAGGTTGGTGTACGAGTTGGTTTTGACAAACAGGTTCAGCCTGGTGAACTATTGCCTGGTTCTTTTAATCAGGTTATCATCGGAGATGTGCTAACATTTCCTGTTAAAGACGTTAATGTTACTTTGGAGAATATGACTCCTGTGGCCAAAGACAACTCAACCATGAAAGATTTGGATGCTGTGGTTGTTTACAACATCAACCCACAACAAGTATCAGAACTGTACGCTACTAAGAACAAGGCATTCCACGCTGAGTTTAAAGGCGACACCTATGTGATGTACAACTACATTGTTCAGAATGCTCGTAATGCTATCTACAAGGCCGCACGTAAGTACGAAGCACTGGA